GACCTTTACAATAGAATTGTCGTATCCGGGGTTCGTTTTGATCCCCCAACTGGCCCAGAGGTGGTGGCCACGCCGTCTCCCGAAGGGTACTTCCAAACACAGGTCAGAATGACCTTTGAAACCTTCGAGGACCTCTAACCATGGCTTTCTATCGCGGCGAACAAGGCTCAGTCAAATTTGACGATGCCGGTATCACCACTGCTGTTATTGCATCCACCCGTTCATGGTCTATGACCATTGAAAAGGACGTGCTGGAAACCACCGCTCTGGGGGCCACCTACAAGAGCAACATCGGTGGCCTGATCGCCGGGTCTGGCACCGTCGAACTGATCTACTCCGCTAGCAGCGCTGACGAAACCAACACCTTCATCAAAGCGGCTAACACGGCAACCGATCAAGGCGTGGCAGCGTTTGAACTGTTCCTTGACACCACCGGCACCAAGAAGATCATCTTCAACGGATTGATCACTTCTGCCGATTACAGCGCAACAGTTGGCGAGTTGGAGGTCATCACCTGTAACTTTGTCTCCACTGGAACCATCACTACCTCCATCTGATCATGGCTTTCTATCGCGGCGAACAAGGCACGGTTTTCTTTGACAAGGACAGCAGCGGTGGCGTCTCTGAGATTGCTGCTGTGCGTTCTTGGTCTTTGACCGTGGAAAAGGACGTACTTGAGACAACCGCTCAAGGCGCAACCTACAAGGCCAACATTGGCGGTCTGGTTGCAGGCACCGGCAGCATGGAGGTCATGTATGACGCACCTGGATCGGGTGACAAGCTTGACCTGATCAGGGATGTCAACGTGGCAACCGACGAAGGCAACGCCTCGGTCGAGTTGTACCTTGACGAAACCGGCGGCAAGAAGATCACCGGCAGCATCGTGATCACATCCACTGATTACAGTGCTACGGTTGGCGAACTGGAAGTGGTGACGGTTAACTTCACCATGAACGGTGCCATTACTACCTCGATCTAATGCCTGCCACACCACGCCCCGTTGATCTACTCACCGGGGCTTTTGACCTAAACCAGCGGCGTCAATTCAATATCAAGAAGGAAGATGGCACCGTAGTGCTGTCGCTATACTTCAAGCCGATTACCCGCGCTGACCGCAAGCGTGCGTCTGGCCTTGCTGGATCTGAGGAAGCATTGGACATCAGCACCCAGATGCTGTGCCACATGGCCGAGCTGGAAGACGGCACCAAAGCCTTTGCCTCCGCCGACGCAGCCAAGCTGCAACGCGAACTGCCTGAGTCAGTGCTGAACGAACTTGAATTGTTTTTGTTTGGCCTTGGTGCGCCTGAGTCGCTGGAAAAAGCAAAAAACGACTAGAGGCCGATAGCTGGCTTTACTTTGAAATGTTTCTGGCTACCGAGCTAGGCATGACGGTAAGTCGGCTTCGGCAGGAATTGACGGATGCGGAGTTCATCCACTTTGCCGCCTACTACGAGATAAAAGGCAAGCGCGAGCGTGAGGAGATAGACAAAGCCAAGCGACGTAGCTAGTAGACTGACGCAATAGCAGTGGTCGATCCGTGGCAGTAGCAACCGTTGATATTCAGGTAAACAGCCAAGGTGCTGTACGGAACCTGAATCAGGTTAGTGCAGCATCCAAGACAACAGAAGGCGCGGTCAACGGAGTCAAAAATGCAGTCACTGGACTGGTTGGCGCATTTACTGTTGTTTCGGCACTGAAGTTTGTTTTTGCTAAAACAGCAGAAATTGAAACACAAACAAGAAGCCTTCAGGTTCTGACGGGTAGTGTCCAGCAAGCTAAAACCATCATTCAAGAGTTGCAACAACTTGGCGCGGTTACGCCTTTTACCAGTACAGAGCTAATTGATACTGCCAAGCGCCTGAATGCTTTTGGCGTCGAAGGGGACAAGGTTGTTGAAACCACTAGACGGCTTGCGGATGTAGCAGGAGCCACTGGTGCAGAGCTTCAAGGTCTAGCCACTGCTTATGGCCAAGTCCAAGCCAAAGGCCGCTTACAAGGCGAAGAACTACTGCAATTCCAGGAACGCGGCGTTGCGCTTCAGGACGAATTGCGGAAGATGTATGGCCTGACCGGCGAGGAGTTCCAGAAGGCACTTGGCAAAGGCCGCATTAGCGCAGAAGCTGTTGAAGTTGCTCTGACCAGGCTTACAGATACAGGTGGCAAATACGCAAACGGTGCAATCGCGCAGAGTGACACGCTGCAAGGTAAATTCAGCACCTTGACCGATGGCGTAGAGCAACTTGCCAGAACCATTGGCGTTGTATTAACACCAACACTCAAGGCAATTTTCAACCAAGCCATTCAAGTAGTTGATGCAATCAATGCAGCATTAGCGGCTGGTCGCGGTGGTGGATTTGCGCGAAATCTTGCTGGCGCACGTGCATCAATAAACCTTGGCGCTACATCTGAAGGTGTTGATCGTATTGCAAAAGGCATTGGACAAGTTAGTAGTCAAAGAAACAAAGCTGGTATCCAACAGAATTTGCAAGCATTGAGAAATTATCAAGCAACGCTTAGCAGCATTAGAGCAGAGCAAGCGAAAGACCCTAGGACGCAGGAAAAATTACTTAACCTGCAAGGAGCAATTCAGCAAAAAATAAATCAAAACGAAGCAGCACAACAACAACTAAACAAGGCCCAAGCAGGAATGTTCAAGTCAACTGCAATACCTGCGTTACTAGCTGAGACCGGCGGCAGTAAGAAAAAAACAGGCAAATCCGATGCCGAAAGAGCTGCTGAAAAAGCAGCAGCCGAAGCATTGCGTCTTAAAAATTCGCTAGGTGACATGGCAACTGAATTGAGCCTCAAGCAGCAGATCTACAGATTTGACAATAAGATATTTGAAGCTAATCTGCTCAACGATAGGGAGACCGCCATACGCCTTGAAGGTGAAAAGCGGTTAGCGCAGATAAAAGCTGAAATCACAAAACTTGAGTATGACAAGTTAAAGCCACAGGAACTTCAAGCAAAAATGCAAACGTTGTTACAAGATAAAGTGATCGCCCAGCGGGACACACAGCAACAACTAATCCTGAATCAAGTGCAAGTTGCCAAGCAGGCTGAGGCCGCTATTCGCCCGATCATCCAAGAAGGTGAGCTGCTCAAGGAAAAACTTGCTGGCACGGAGCAGCAGTATCAAAAAGATTTATTGATCAATCAAATTTTGCAAAACAATCCCACACTTCGTCGTGCAGAAGTTGAAGCAATTGTGGCCAAAAACGAAGCTCTAGCAAAACAACTAAAGCAAGCCGAAGAATTAAATGCTATTTACAACCAGATTGGAACATCAATCACAACGGGCGTTTTGGACAGCATTACAGCAGCCGTTGAAGGCACCAAGAGTCTTGGTGAATCAGCGTCTCAAGTGTTGAAAGACATTGCCAAGCAACTGCTCAGAAGCGGCATCATGCAACTTCTAACCAGTCTGGCTGGCAATGACGGAGTTGGGTTCTTTAGTTTCTTGACTGGTGGCCTGGGCAAACGCGCCATGGGTGGCCCCGTCAGTGCTGGATCGTCCTACATGGTTGGTGAACGTGGCCCCGAGCTGTTCACACCTAAGCACGGTGGCAGCATCGTGCCAAACAACGCCCTTGGTGGCGGTAGCACCAACGTGGTGGTCAACGTGGATGCAAGCGGATCCAACGTCCAAGGCGATCAGGCGCAGGCCAAGCAACTTGGTGTTGTCGTTTCTGCTGCGGTGCAGGCAGAATTGGTCAAGCAACAACGCCCAGGCGGCCTGCTCGCTGGTACACGACGCTAATGGCAACCTTCCCAAGCATCACGCCCACTTATGGCGCCCAGAAGACCAACCAGCCAAAGGTGCGGCAGGTGCAATTCGGTGACGGCTACTCTCAGCGGTTAACGGTTGGGCTAAATCAGGATCCCAAGGTCTGGAGCCTTACATGGGAGATATCAGAAGCCAATGCCGACACCATCGAGGCATTCCTCGACGCACGGGCTGCTGATGGTGCGTCATTCGACTGGACGCCACCGGACGAGGCTACGGCGTACAAGTGGATCTGCTACGACTGGTCTAAGTCGATCCCATACTTGAACCGTGCCACAATACAAGCATCATTCACTCAAGTTTTTGAGCCGTAAGCATGAGCACCATCGTCACCCGCGCAGGCAAAGGCAGCCCACTGACCCACACCGAGGTTGACTCCAACTTCACGAACCTCAACACCGATAAGGCTGGCTACATTACCGGCGAAGGTGGAACGGTTACGCAGGCAACCAGCAAGGCAACTGCCGTCACACTGAACAAGAAGTGCGGCCAGATCACGATGCACAACGCATCACTGGCAGCCGATACCACGGTGAGTTTCACGCTGACCAACAGCACTATCGCTGCAACTGACCTGCTGGTGTTGAACCACGTCAGTGGCGGTACTGCTGGTTCATACCTGCTTAATGCTCAAGCAGCCGCCGGTTCTGCCTCCATCAACGTCCGCAACATAACTGCTGGTTCGCTGTCTGAAGCCATTGTGATCGGCTTTGCAGTCATTAAGGCTGTCACCGCATAGACAATGCTGTACGTCGTAACCGGCTACTGGGACGCTGGTTATACAACTAGCGACACCAATACCAAACTTGTCAGTGCGTTACAGGAGATTGCACCTGGCGCACTGATTGAGCTATTTCAGCTTGAGCTTAACGTGGTCCAACATGGCGTACTAGAAACGTACTACTTCCACGCTGGCACAAATGAAAGCGGATATGGCTCAGTGGTGTGGAATGGCGATTCGTACATGGCACTACCCATTGAGGTAGAAGGCTTTGAGTACAGCGGGCAGGGGACGTTGCCACGTCCCAAGATGCGCATCAGCAATTTGATGGGCACCATCACAGCGTTGATTCTGACGCTGCCAGAAGGGTTAGAAGGTGCCAAGCTTACGCGTATCAGAACGCTAGGCCGGTTCCTTGATGCAGTCAATTTTCCGTCAGGCAGTTACGTTTTAGGTGATTATTGGGTAGTTGGATATGCAAGTGGCACAAGCGCTACGGCAGACCCCCTCGCTGAATTCCCACGGGAGATTTACTTTGTAGATCGCAAGTCAGCAGAAAACCGCGACGTGGTTGAATTTGAGCTTGCCAGTGCATTTGACATGGCTGGTGTCCGGGCACCAAAGCGGCAGTGCATCACCCGTTGCCAGTGGGTCTACCGCTCGGCTGAATGTAGCTACACCGGCACCAATTATTTCAATGTCAGCGACGTAGCTGTTGGCAATGCAAACCAAGATGTATGCGGCAAGCGAGTTGACAGTTGTAAGGCAAGATTTGGCGCCAATTCTGAATTGCCCCATGGCGGGTTCGTTGGCATCGGCAGCTATTTCGCATGACCTGGCTTAATGCTGCTCTTGATCATGCGGTGGCTGAAGATCCCCGTGAGTCATGCGGCGTGGTCGTGGTGATCAAAGGGCGCGAACGCTACTGGCCATGCCGCAACCTTGCCACGCAGCCTGAGCAGATGTTTGTCTTGGATCCTGAGGATTACGCTGCTGCCGAAGATGCTGGTGAAATAGTGGCAATTGTTCACAGCCACCCGATAACACCGCCACTGCCCAGTGAGGCAGACAAGGTGGCGGCAGAAGCCAGCAAGCTGCCATGGCACATCGTCAATCCCAAGACCAAGGCATGGGGCACCTACACACCATGTGGTTACCGTTCCAGGTTGCTTGGCCGCCAATGGGTGTGGGCCGTTCAAGACTGCTGGTCGTTAGCACGTGATTGGTACAGAGAGAACGGCATCATGTTGCGTGACTGGCAACGGCCAACAGATCCAGCCGATTTCCTTGCTGCACCAATGTTTGACGGCTGCTGGGCGGCAACCGGATTCCGTGAGTTAGAAGAAGAAGAGCACCTTGAACGTGGTGACTTGCTGCTGATGTCAATTAACGCACCCGGCTTAAATCACTGCGCGGTGTACATTGGCGATGGGATGGTGCTCCATCACATCCAAGGTCGTCTTAGCAGTCGGGACATATATGGTGGATGGTTGGCTAAAGTAACCGGAAGGAGGTTGCGTCATGCTCCGTAAGATCAAGCTCTACGGGCAGTTGGCCAAGTTCATTGGCAGGCGTGTGCTCGAAGCAGATGTGGCCACTGCGGCTGAGGCGGTGCGAATGCTGGTGGCCAATTTCCCTGGCTTAGAACAGCACATGGCCGAGCAGTATTACCGCGTGACGGTTGGCACCTACGACTTAGGGCTAGACGAGATCCACGATCCAGCCGGACAGCAAGACATCAAGATTGTGCCGGTGGTTGCTGGTGCTGGTGGAGGAGCATTAAAGATAGCCATTGGCGTTGCGCTAATTGCTGGTGCATTTTTTACTGGCGGTGCAACTATTGGGTTGCTTGGACTTGCTGCTCCTATTGCTGTTAGCACTGTTCTAGCGGGTGTTGGATTTTCGTTGTTGCTTGGTGGAGTTTCGCAACTATTAACCCCAGTCCCTAAAGTTCCGCAAGGTCCAGATACTGCTGACGACCCACGCAAAACATATAATTTCTCAGGCATTCAACAAACATCAAGGCAAGGCGTGCCCGTACCTGTCGTCTATGGCCTTACGCTGGTTGGCAGCGTGGTTATCTCCGCTGGCACGGATACTGTGCAGGTGACAGCATGACAATTATTGGCGCAGGCGGTGGTGGTGGGTTTGGCAAAGGTGGCGGCGGTGGCAGTAGCCGTACACCAAGCACTGCGCCAGACAGCCTTGATTCAAGACAATACGCCAACGTCATTGACCTAATCTCAGAAGGCGAGATTGAAGGCTTGGCCGATGGATTCAAATCAATATACCTGAACAACACCGTCCTGCAAAATCCAGACGGTAGCTACAACTTTCAAGACGTTACAATCTACACCCGCAACGGAACGCAGAACCAAACCTATATCCCGCTAGGTGGTGGTGTTGAAGACGAAAAACCTGTTGGCCTCACAGTCGTAAAGTTGGTTCCCCAGGTTCGCACCATCACCGATGTTGATGTTGATTCTGTTCGCATTACTATTGCCGTTCCATCACTTCAACAAATTGACAACACCAACGGCGACACATCAGGCACCAGTGTGCAGTTGCAAATTGCCGTTCAGTATCAAGGTGGTGGCTACACAACTGTTATCGATGACACAATCAGTGGTCGCACAGCAGATGAATATCGCAAGGATTATCTAATCACCTTGGTACGGCCAAACCCTTCTGACATTGTAGACATTAAGGTCACACGCATTACGGATGACAGCACCAACACGCTGCTGACCAATGCCTTCAGCTGGAGCAGCTACACAGAAATTATTGATGCAAAACTAAAATATCCCAATAGTGCTTTGGTTGGCATACGTGTTGATGCAGAACAATTCAGCAGCATTCCAACCCGCAGTTACCTGATCAAAGGCATCAAGGTTCAAATTCCTAATGGTGTAACTGTTGAACCAAATACGGGCCGCATTATTTATCCGCCAAACTTTGTCTGGAACGGCACATTTGCAGCAGCCACTTGGACATCATGTCCCGCGTGGATCCTGTGGGATTTGCTGACCAGTACCCGCTATGGATTTGGCAATCACATTGCAGCAGCACAACTCGATAAGTTTGCATTTTTTGTCGCTAGCAAATATTCCAACGCACTTGTTAGCAATGGTTTTGGCGGTCAAGAGGCGCGGTTTAGCTGCAACACCTCGATTCAAACAGCAGAAGAGGCATACAAGCTGGTCAATGATCTACTGTCCGTCATGCGCTGCCAAGCATTTTGGAGCACCGGCAGTCTGACCATTGCGCAGGATGCGCCATCAGATCCGGTCTACCTGTTCAACCAAGCCAACGTCACACCCGAGGGTTTCAGCTACAGCGGCAGCAGCTTGAAGATCCGCCCCAATGTGGCGGTGGTCAGCTACCTCGATCTGAACCTACGGGACACAGCCTATGAGGTGGTCGAGGACACCGACTCGATTGCTAAGTATGGCGTGGTGCGCAGTGAAATCAGCGCCTTTGCCTGCACCAGTCGCGGCCAAGCCAATCGCATCGGTCGCTGGCTGCTGTTCTCCGAACGCTACGAGAAGGAAGTCTGCACCTTTGCCTCAAGCCTTGATGCTGGTCAGCAGGTGCGCCCTGGGCAGATCATCCTGATCTCAGATCCTGTCCGCGCTGGATCCCGTCGTGCTGGTCGCATCAGTGCAGCAACAACCACAGCAATAACAGTTGACGATTCCGCTGATACCAATCTCAGTATTGAAAGTGGATCGTTACTAAGCGTAATTCTGCCTGATGGCAGCGTCGAGCAACGTCAAATAACAAGTGTTGTTGGCAGGGTAATTACACTGCAAACCGCCTTAAATGATGTGCCAAATGTCAACAGCATTTGGATTCTTGAAAGCCCATCGCTTGAAGCATCTACTTGGCGTGTGCTCAGCATTAACGAATCAGACGGCATTAACTACGGCATTACAGCCATTGCTCACAATGAAAGCAAGTATGCCTACATCGAGGATGGCGCACCGCTTGAATTTAGAGACACTAGCAATCTCAATGAAATTCCTGGACAGCCAAGTGAGCTAACAGTTGTTAGCACTCCACAAGTTGGCGGAGGGACAAGTCCAGAAGTACAATACGAACTTAATGGACGCATCGCTGTCAAAATTACTTTTGGCTGGTTTGCTCCAAAGGGCGTTAAGAAGTTTCGTATTAAGTATCGCTATGAAGATGACAATTTCACCACGGTTACAGTTCAAGGAACCACGTTTGACATTCTTGACGCAAAAACAGGCAACTATCAGATCCAAGTAAGCAGCATTAGTTCAACTGGCTTATTGTTTAGCGAGCCTGCTTTTGCCACATATACGGTGTCTGGTCTTGGCGCTGCACCATCAGATGTTCAGGACGTGAGTGCAATTGCTATTAGTGAGGACATGGTTATCCTTACCTGGAAGCAAGCACCAGAACTTGACGTGCAGGTTGGTGGCCGTGTCATTATCCGCCATGATCCACGAGCACTTGGTGTCGCTGATTGGAACAGCAGCAATGATGTTGTTCAAGCCGTGGCTGGTAGCTCCACGCAAAAGCAAGTACCACTGCTGCCGGGCACTTATTTCTTAAAGTTTGAAGATTTCCTAGGCAACCGCTCGACAATAGCAACAGGCGTTGAAGTGACGTTGCCAGAACCTGAATCACGCATTGCAGCAAAAGAATGGGCCGAACAAGATCTTGCCACACCATTTAGTGGAACAAAAACTAATTGCACATACGACGCTGGAGAAACAGCTCTTTTGCTTGCGCCAAGCGTTTATGTTTCTCCTGGCTACTGGGAAACCATTTATTGCGCAGGTGATTGCGGGGCAGAATATCAATTTGCAGATACTTTTGACCTTGGCGATGTTTACGATTTCAGGATCAGGCGCTACATCGTCAGCCGTCCTGTTGTTTTCTCGACGCTGTTCGACGCCGTTAGCGGTAACTTTGATGACCAGCCAGGGTTCTTTGATGGCACGGTTGCGGATCAAATCAACGTGGCAACTTACGTCCGCACCACGCCGGATGATCCAGCTGGTTCCCCAACTTGGGGATTGTGGACTGAGTTTACAAGCGGCATGATCCGTGGTCGTGGCGTGCAGGTGAAGGCCATCTTCACCACAGAGACAGAATTGATTGGCGTTGCCATTGAAGAGCTTGGCGCGACACTGGAACTAACTAGGCGGGTAACCACCAGTCTGGCTACGCTGACCAGTAGCAGCAGTGCAGTCACTACCGTCACCTTTGCCAACGCTTTTTACAAGGCAGTGACCGTTGGCGATCCGTACTATACCCTGCTGCCTAGCCTTGGTATTACGGCGTTGTCGATTGGAGCCAATACACACGCCGAAATCACAAACCTAACCCGCACCGGCTTCAATGTTGAGTTTCTCCAAGGCGGCAGCAGGCAAGTGGTAAACTTCACGTACAATGCCGTTGGCTACGGTCGCGCCTTCTAATGCCTCAATCTGATCAAATAGTCCAAAACGCAACGTTCCCAACCGTTCGCGCAGACATCAACGACAACCTTGCTGCGCTTTTTGGTCAAAGCAGTGGCAACAGCGCACCAACCGTAACGGTTGCATTCCAACCTTGGGTTGATACCAGCACAAGTCCACCAACTTGGAAGGTGCGGAATGGATCCAATAGTGCTTGGATCACAATAGGCATACTCGATCCTGCTCAATTTCAAGTCAGCGGTTTAATAAGTGGTGTAAATGCCATTATCAATGGCAACCCCACCATCAACCAGCGAGCGTATGTTTCCGGCACTGCTACCGCAACAGCTAACCAATACACGCTGGACCGTTGGCGGGTGGTCACCTCTGGCCAATCGATTACCTATACCGACAGCGGCAACATTCGCACCGTGACAGCGCCCGCAGGTGGTGTTGAACAAGTCATTGAAGGCATCAACCTAATCACCGGCACCTACACCTTGAACTGGACCGGCACTGCCACGGTAACGGTTGCTGGCACCAGTGTCGCCAAGGGTGGCAATGTTTCGATCACAGGTGGTGTTGATACAACGGTACGCTTCAGCAGCGGTACGTTTTCTCTAGTGCAGTTTGAACCCGGCACTGCTGTAACACCGTTTGAACGCCGCAGCTACGGGCAGGAGTTGGCGTTGTGTCAGAGGTATTACGAGACTGGAGATGGATATATCGGAGGGTATGCTCAAGCCACAGGATCCGGTGTTTACGTTCATATCCCCTGGAAAGTCACAAAGAGATCATCACCAACGCTTACCTATGGAGTAGGCGGCGTCGTCAACGTAGGCGTTTTTGACATACGAACTGCGACCGTAAATGGCGCAATTTGGTATTCCGAAGGTTCTAGTGCAGGCCAGACGGCATGGAACGGAAACTGGATTGCCTCTGCCGAACTTTAATCTGTAACTAACCATGAGCACTTCCGTGTATCAACTAACAACTCACGATTCTATCCTTCGCCTTGCGGACACCGCATTGATCCCACCTGATAAAGGCAACCGGGAGTACCGCGAATACCTGGAGTGGGTCAAAGCTGGCAACACTCCCGAACCCGCTCCCGAACCACCCGCAGCCCCGGCTCCGCTGACACCCGCCGAAAAGCTTGCCAAATCCGGCTTAACCGTGGCCGAGCTTAAAGAACTGCTTGGGCTTGACTAATGGCAGTTCGCGCAAAGGCTGGTGCAGCACACATCAGCCACCAGCCGGGTGCTCCAAAGCTGACCAATCAAGGTCAAGGCAAACGCTCGCGGCCTAACCATGGCCGCAAAAAGCGCCGTGGTCAGGGTAAAGGCTAAAATAAGGGCACCTAACAGCCTGCCGTGTCAACCCCTGAACCACAACCAGGGTTTTGGCGCGGTGTTCGTCAGGAAGCTTTGGCGGGCATCGTTGTGCTTTCAGTCGGCAGTGCTGGTGCTGGCATCTTCTACCTGTGCTACACCGTCCCAACCAAGCTGGACGACGTGCTCAGCAACCAGCAGTTGATCCAAAAAAAGCTTGGCGACGTTGAAGACAAGGTTATGGATCATGACGTGCGTATTATCAAGCTGGAACTACGGCGCTAAGCTGGGCAAAACCACCTTTCCCAGTCATGGAAGCTATCCTTGCCAATCCGATCTTCTGGATCGCTGTTGCTGCC